GCTGGGCCTCTGGACCGAAGGCGACCGCTGCACTCTGGACGGCAAGGTGCAGGCAAGGATCAAGGTTAAGCACGTGAAAACAGTCACGCTTACCCTTCTGGACAAGGACACAGGAGCCCCCACGGGGGTGGAGCGGCGACGGGTGAGGCCCCAGCGGCTCTCGGCCCCTGCCGCTTACCCCTGCGAGCTACCCTGCTTACCTGAAATTCTTGGGGACTGATCCGCTTACCCCACTTGACCTGCTTACCTAAATTTGGTACATTGGAGACAATCATGGACTACCCCGAATACTACACCGAAGAAGAGCTGATGATCAAGATCCGGCGCTGCTCCCCCTTCGGGGACATCGAAGATTTCGAGATGCGGCACAACCTATTTCGCCTGCGCATCAACCACATCTGGTGGCTTGGCAACCTGGAGACGGGTGAGATCAAGTGCGGCTTCCCCGACTGGAAGACTGAGGACTAAGCATGGAGAGGTACAACGTACCCGCATGGAAGCGGACGCTGTTCACGCGCCCGGAAGGCTATCGCGCACTCCCTAGGGATACGCGCCGTGGCCTCTCTCGCGTGCCCGCCGCCCAAGCGTACTACGCTGGCGAGATGCTTACCGGAGTCTACGCCATCGAAGACTGCGACGGCTGTGGCCAGAGCATGGTCCCCGTCTTCGACATCCGCCCCCACGGGGGGATGCTGCACGCCCGGTGTGTCACCTGCGAGGCCGAAGTTCTACTGGAGCGCGCCCGCAGGGCGATGCCGAAGCAAGACTACCGCACAAAGGGCATCAATGTCACCCACCCGGCAAAGGCCCGGAAGGAATGCTGCTACTGTGGCGACCGCTGGACGGGGCGCGGCCTCGCTTGCGAGAAGCCTCCCTGCAAGGAAGCCCATGAAGAACGTAAGAGAGCGAAAAACGCTGAAAGGACGCAGGGTTACGAAGCGAGACGATCCTACGCCAAGCGATTCAACCTGGAGCCCGGGGAGCCTGGACCGGACTGCATGGTCTGCGGCGAGCCCACAGGGATGACGTCCGCTTATGCGAACCTCGTCGCCCTCCATGGCGGAATCAAGCGTGACAAACCTGGGACCGCGCGAGGCTGGTCTTTTTCCAGACTGACCCCCGGGTCCTGCGAACACGCCTACCTCGCTCAGGGCGGCATGTATGTAACTGCTCCTGACGGTACCGGCGTACGACGCGCTGGTATCTCCGAGGAGGACGAGCAAAAGATAATCGAACTATGGCATCAAGTGAACGAGGAAGGGGACCGATAAGATGGGTGTACCTGAGGAGAAGTTCACATTGAAGTTCGGCACCCCGATCCGACTGCCCAGGGATTTCGCCAAGAAGATGGTGAAGGACCTGAACGCGAAAGGCTCAAGTATCTACCGGTATGAGGTGCATTCTTCGGGGACCTATGCTATAGTGGCATCATATTCAATCGCGACTGGTAATTTCGTCGCTTACTACAATTTCGACATGATTAAGGGCCCTGGGTTCATCAGCAGGGACCGATAAGTTCTGCTCCGGGGCCGGAAATGTTCCGCCCGGTAAAATACATAATTCCAGAGGCCTTGCAATAAAGGCCCCGGAGTGGATCCAAACAAGGAGAAAGACATGCGCAACTTGCTTACCGTAGTTGGAGCCATCGTGGTTACCCTCGTTCTTTTCAACGAGCCCCTGGGTTTCGAGATCCCCGCGGGATTCGCCCACGCCCTGAGCTTCGGCGCGGACTGGCCTACGGGACTGAACCGATGAATAGTGCCGACAAAGACGTCGAGATTGCCCGACTGGCTCAACTTGTAGCCGAGCTGTCTACGGACCCCACTGGCGTAATGACCCGCACCGCGGGCCAGAACGTAGTGGACCGCATGGAGCGAGAGCTTTCGCGGGCCACGTACGAGTCCCTTCCCGAAGATGTGGATGTGGATTTTGCAGTGGTCTTCGTTGACCTCGACGGCCTCAAGTCAGTGAATGACACCCTGGGCCACGATGCAGGGGACGACCTCCTGCAGCGTACCGCAGCGGCCCTGACTGGCGCTGTGGGACGCCCGAACGACTACGTGATCCGTTGGGGCGGGGACGAATTTCTAATCGTCTGCAAGACCGATGGCTACCCCCAGGAGCCCGAGACCCTCGGTGCCCTGATCCGGGAGCGGGTGCGCAACGCCCTCACAGTGGCTGGCGTAAATGCTTCCGTTGGGTATTCTTTCACCACCCACGGGGTTTCCCTAAAGAATGCTATCGACAATGCCGACAAGGGAATGTATGAAGACAAGACGCTGCGCAAGACGAGCGTGATAGCAGACGCCCTCACGGGCGAGGAGATCGTGAATGTCTGATCAGAATGAGAAGAGAGTCCTGCAAATGGACATGCTGAATCGGGATATCGCCCACGCGCAGGGCGCGATTGAGGCTGCCCAGATAGCAATGTCCGCAGTCCAGCATGGCGATGACGTGCCCCAGGTTCTTACAGAACACGCCGCCGTTACTGCCGTGGATCTGTCCCGCGCGAGCCGCGTACCGGGCTCTCATGTCCGGGAAATCCGCCTGGACTCTCGTCTGGAATCCCTCCAGACCTACCGGTCTCTCCTGCGAAAAGGGGGCACGTTCGGATGATCGCTAACTCAAAACTACTGACCGAAGGCTGCCGATTCCGGATCCTGTCCGAGCATGACAACGACTCGATCCTGGCGGCAGGCCACTGGCACCTCGTATGGGCGCTCAAGTTCGGCAAAGCCCAGGTGCGGGCCAAGGTAGGGCCTTCGAAGAAGGACGCTGAGTGGTTGGCACTAGATAACGCCGAGGGCCTGCGCATCCAAACGCAGGGAACCAACGGCTGGAGGTAGACATGAAGTTCCACCGAGGCGGAGGCCGACAGTTCGGAGACAAGGAGTCCGACACCACTGTATTGGTGTGGGTCTGGATGGAGTCCCACGACATGTGGATCCCGAAGAGCCCCAGCCGACACTTCCCCACGGGTGAATCCCTTGTGGAGTTCGCCGAGGGCCTGGGAACCGTCGCCTTCATCGCGGAGTCCGGCGGGCCCGTCCCCCAGGAGCGCCCCGAGGGGAGCTTCGAACACGACCTTCGGATAGGCAAGCCCTGGGCAGACACTCCGGCCCCCGGAGACTTCTGCCAAGATTGGGTAAAAAGGTGTTAAGGTCCTTGCGCAGCGACCGATAGGTATGCTATTATGGCAAACAACAAATCGAAAAACTCTGTAGACATAGCCACCTTGCTCCGCAAGGCGTCCCGGGAGCTGCACAAGGGCATGAAGCCCGGCGGCCCCCAGGGGACCAAGAAGGGCAAGAAGGGCTACAGTCGCAAGAACAAACACAATGGGGGAAAGTACGATGATGCTTGAAGCAATATTCGCGCTCTACCTGCTTACCGAATCGATCCTTGGGATCCCCGAGGACGTCGAGAACATCACGCTTACCCCGCTTACCGTTGCGGAGCATACCGTGGACCTGAACGCGTCCACTGTACTCTCCGCACCTGGGGGGCCTATCCGATGAGCCCCATTATCCTGGCCCTCGTGGGCCTGATCGGCCTCGCCATAGCAGGAGGAAAACGATGAGACCCTTGACCATATCCGCGGCCCTGACCGCCGGAGCCTTCACAGTTCTGTTCTCTGTCATCTACGGATGTGCAACTGCTATGGCCCCCGAGTGGCCTACCGAGGAGCCCCTCCCGCTGGCAAACGCAGCCGAGGAAGTGGCCGCCCTGGAGCAGCCCGTCCGTGAAGTTGGACCGGACCTGCCGGAGCCCACGGAGGATCCGGTCGAAGTATTGCCCTACTTCCGGGAGCGGGACATTAAAGATATCCCCGCAGAGGACGATACAGAGGGCCAAATTGTGGAAGATACCTGCACGCCCACCATCTGCACCCTTCCTCACGTCCCGGAAGCCCCGGAAGTGGTAGCCTCGTCCCGAGGGGACAAAACGATCCTGGTCGTACTGATCGGCGTCGCGACCTTCGGCATCTGGGCAGCCCGCTACGGAATACGCCTGCTTCGAAACAAAAGCTAAAGATCCTCACCAAAAGGACGATAAGACTATCATGGCAAACAAAACCGAGCATAGACAAACAATCGACCGGATCCAGGACAGGCTCTTGGCTTCCACCCACGGGGAGTTCTACGTAACCTCCGACTTCTGTCACCTTGGCGACGCCCCGGGCCGCAAGCCCGCACGTAGGGCGCTGGTCGAGATCCAGAAGATGGGCGGAGTCTTGGAGATCCACCCTGGGCACTGGATGGTGAAGCTTACCGATGCGGCCCTGGAGGAGCTTACCCCTGCAAAGATCGACAGGGCCCTCATGAACGCGGCCAACTCCATGTCCGTGTACATCCAGCAGGAGCGCATGTCGGATTCGGTAAACCCGCCCCCGGCCTCTGATCAGGCCCGAATGGCAGAGCTTACCCACGTAATCCGTGACCTTCAGGGAGAACACGAGTCCCGAGGAGGATGGGAGCGAGTCTACGTAGACCACACTACCCGAACTATCACGCCCGACGAAGGGCTTATGGTGCCGAAGCTGAGTGGCCTCGTTACCTGGAAAGATGGTAGCCCCGTGGGAAATACCCCGGTGGCGCAGCATATGATCGACGAATTGAAGGAAATCTGCAATGGACAATGATAGACACTTTATGATCTACGCAATTATCTGTATCGTCCTGGCGGTGGTGGTTGGGATCGGTGGAGCCTTCACCATGGCAGCCCAGTGCGTCCCCGCGGGACAGATGGACGAGTTCTGGCGGCTGGGCCTCCCGAACCCTGTCATCGCAGCTGGCGAGCTTGCTCTCGGCCTTCTGGTCCGCGGCTACTGCGGGTTCTTCCTGCCCGGTGACTGCTTCCGCTGGTCCCTGGCCGGAGTAGAGGCATGAACCCGGATCAGTTCAATAAGCAGGCGTATTCCGGGATACTGAACGACCGTAAAGGGAAGTTCGCCTCTCTCAAGAGAAAGGGGCGAGCTTCCGCGGTTGGCGGGGTGCTTGTCAATGTGTGGGACGCCAATACCTGGGCGCTTAAGAATGGCTCCGAAGTTTCGTCACATTTCACCCTAGGTGAAATCGTCCACATCCGTTTGACGAAAGATGGCCTAGTTATCACAATAGTTCCATAAAGCACTACAGTTCGCTGGCGAAGGACCGATAGGTATGGTATATTCACTAGCGAAATGGAGGACCACATGACCGATTCAAACAAAAACAAGATCGAGGCCCTGAAGGCCGAACTGGACCGAACCGAGCATATTCTTCGGGACATTCAGCAGGACGTCCTTACCGCCCGCCTAGACATGGAGCTGGCTATTGAGGACGAGGAGCTGGAGGTAGCTGACTCCTGTGACCGGGCACTCATCCGGTCCATGAAGATCTACGCTTCGTACCGAGCCGAGGAGCTGGACCTCCAGCGTCGCATCATCCTCTTGGGAGGCAAGATCTCATGACCGCCCCCAAAGAGATCGTAGCCAATGACTTCAAGGGCCAGCCGCTGCACATCGGCGACCGCGTGTACATCCCGCCGCGCTCTTACGGCGGCAAAGGCGATGTGTGCGTGACGTCCCCCTGCTTCACTTCGGATGGGGAGGAGATCAAAAAGCCCTCCATCCGCGGCCGAGTTGCGGAGATCCTCTGGAGCGAGAAGCACGAGTGTGCTATCATCGTAATTGACCAGCCGAAGGGCGGCTTGGCAGTGATCTACCCGGAGCTTGCCAGACGGCAGGCCGGGCGCACTAAGGCTGAGAAGGAGTCCGCCGTTCACGCCAAGCGGGCCGAGAAGCTGAAAGAGATCCGCAAGAAGGAGCGCGAGGCAAAGAACGCTCCCAAACTGTCCCCCGGCGTGGCAAACGCCAAGAAGAAAGCCGCACGCAAGAAGCGGAAGGTGAAACGTAAATGACCGAAGAAATCTCGACACAGAAAGTGCGCATGACCATCATCGCTATTGCGATTGCCCGCCCCTTCATGGATACGTGGGCCCTGGTGAAGTACCTCTGTATCACGCCGGTCCATCTGCTCCTGGCTCTTCGATGCGCGGTTAGCCGTGACCGAGAGCTGGCGGCTACCGGATGCGTCCTGGTACGCGGCACTGTACGGAACCTTGTTGGCCTCGTCATCGCGGTCCTGGCTGGTCTGGCTAGCGTTGTCCCGGTAGTTTTCTTGGGCACCTTCTCCATGATCGCCGCTGAGTTTGGACTGGTAAGTTCAGCCCTTGCAGTGTCCCTGGCAACGTCCACAGTGGTAGTCACCATTATGGCCCCTGCCTTCTCAACGCCCGACGCCGTAGCGACCATTGGGGTCTCTACCCTGGTGTTGGCCTCCATACTTTACGTAGCGATTGGCCTCTTGGCCACATCGGAAGAGGAGTAAGACATGACTTCCCGAGAAGCGGTACAGGCCCTGATTGACATGGCTATGGCCGACGCACGACAAGCAGAAGATCTTCTGGGTACGGCCAACATGACCGGCAGTACTACGCTCCAAGAGCTTATCGAAGATGCCTTCACTCTGGCAGCCGCTGGGCAGAAGGTATTGGCCTCCGCGGAGATCGACAACTACGACGCGGACGAAGCCCGAGTCATCCTCGCCCTGGAAGCGATGAACCTTGTACGTGCGGAAATGAAAGCATCTAGCCGCCTACTCTCCCCCAAGACGGAGTTCCTCCACTGATGAAGAATCCCCGACGCCACTACGCCCGCGAGACCTTCGAAACTGTAGAGGACAACTCCGTCTACAGTGGGGTCAATCGGACCGCGTGGCAGGCCGAGGCCCTGGGCCGGATGGAGATGCGCGCCATAGTCAAGCCTCACCGCTGGGGCGGGGCCCACTTCCGCCATCGCTGGCGCAAGGCCTTACACCGGAATGGGTTCGCCATCCCGGTACTCCCGAAGGAGAATCACGACTACTATCCAGTGACTACCGCAAAGGGCGCTCAGAATCAGGCAGTTCGAATGCTCATGATCCTGATCCAAGACCCCGCGCACCCGACCGCACCTTCCGCCTTCGACGAGGCATTCCACTTTGCCCGCGGGGACCAATCCCCGGGGGAACTAATGAGAACCATTACTACCTCTGGTCGAAATAGACCTAAAGATAAAGGTGGGATCGGCCGCAAAGAGTTTGACAGCAAGGCACGGAATGCCCTTGCGCGAACGGCTACTGGGCGCTACTATCTAGGTCCTCCCAAAAGGAAGAGAAGGACAACAAAATGAGAAGCATCCTTGACGTGCGACCTGAAGAGCTGGACCTTGCCCTGGCCACTAGGGCAGCCAATGAGGGCAACTTGCGTTTCAGCTCCCGGACCATGGAAGATCTCACGCTTACCGGTGATCTGTCCAACTCGACGTTCGACGGCTGCACCTTCACCAACTGCTACTTCAGCGGAGCGGTCCTGGCGCAGTCCTACCTTCAGGACTGCACCTTCGTCAACTGCGACCTGAGCGGCACGGATCTCAGTAACTGCGACCTGACCGACGCGTCCTTCGAAGGCTGCACGCTTACCCGAGCGAGCCTCAGCGAGGCTATCGGGAAGTACACGTCCTTCGAAAAGTGTGACCTGTCCGGCGCGAACATGTCCGCCGAGTGGCGTGGCAGTGCCTTCACCTTCTGCGAGTTCAGCGTGATGGGCCACTTCGCCACGTTCTACGGCGCTACGGTACTCAACAGCTGCTTCAAGTTCTGCGACCTAAACAGCGTCGAAATGGCGCTCGTGGATCTCAGTGGAACCAAGTTCCACCACTGCTCCCTGGCCAACGCCGACCTTACCCGTGTCTGCCTAGATGCCTCCATCATCGATGGGTGTAACCTGGAAGGCGCGCAGGTCAACGGCAGCCACGTGATCGGCGTGGACTTCACCCGAACGTCCCTCTGGGGACTGGCGGCAGTCCGAACCACATTCCAGAGTTGCGACCTTTCGGGGCAGCGATTGTCCGGCGGGTTCTTCATGGACTCGACCTTCTCGGACTGCGACCTAACCAACATTCTCCCCGAGGGGAGCGAAGGCTTTGAACAAGGCCTCCCCACTGACGCGTACCTGGATGAAAGATCCCGCAACACCCTTGCATGAGATCCTCACCTGTGGTACAATGCGCTTATACCAACTGAAAGGAATACCCTATGTCCGGTGGACGAGGCACTAGCATGAAAGCATGGTTCGAAGCCAACCCCAAGGCACAAGCGGCCTGCGAGGAGTTTGTAATCCTACGCCGTGAAGCTGGGCATGACGAGCCTGTGATGGCTCTGCTTACCTACTTGATCGATGAGCGGGGCTTCCCTTTCACCAGCGAGCCTTCGCTCGTGCGGCATCTCAAGGCCATGGGCCTTACCGCGGTCCAGCCTAAGCTCGCCCCGACCACGCAGTCCGTGGAGAAGGATCATTTCTTCGTAGCTGGCAAGGATCAGGCAAAGAAGATCCGTGACGCCCGCACCTGGGTGATCACTGCCGCCCAGAACAACACCGAAGTCAACCACGACTTCCTCGACGCTCTGGAGCTGTACTGCAGCAAGAACAAGGCAGCCCTGATTGTCCGACCGATCCGCTATCGGAACCCCATTAACCCGCTTACGCCGGAGGCCGGATACCCCGAGGGGATGTGGTGGGCCGACGAAGTCGAAGCTTACCTGTCCGACGAGCCGTATGAGTTCGCCGACTGGGTGGCCCCTGACGTCCGGATCCCCGCGACGTCTGGCAATCCCCTGTCTGGTCTCGACGCGCGGTCTGGCGAGAAGCACGCCGTCTATGCTGCCACGCAGCTGATGATGCGTACTATTCCGACCCCGCAGGCCCGCCTCCCGAAGATCCTCTACTCGACGGGTGCGGTTACCTTGGCCAATTACTCGACTACCAAGTCCGGCAACCTCGCTGAGTTCCACCACAACAACAGCGCGGTAGTGGTCCAGGTGTGCCCCAAGACGGGCAACTGTTTCATGCGCGCCCTCTCCTTCGACGGGCAGGGCATCGCCGACCTCACCGAGTACTACTCCTGCGAAGGTACCGTCTATCGGAACCAGCGCTGGGAAGCACTCATCCCCGGTGACGAACACGCGGCGTTTGTGGATCCGACTGTAATGGCGGCCACTTACACCAATCGGGACAGCATGGCCAAGAAGGGCCGACCGCACGTGATCGTGCGCCACGACCTTCTCGACGCCTACTCCGTCTCGCATCACCACCTGGGTGACAACATCACCATGACGAACAAGTCCAATAGCGGCTGGGGCAACTTGGAGGAGGAGCTGGACAACACCATCGACTTCTTGAACAAGACCACGCCCAAGGGCGCGCTGAACCTGATCGTCTCTTCGAACCACAACGACCACCTGACCCAATGGCTGGCGAAGGGCGAGAAGGCGGTTACGCCGGAGAACGCCTTGATGTACCACCGCCTGATGGTGGGGGTCTTGGAGACGGCGAAACGTACCGACACTGGTACCGCCTTCGTCAACCCCTTCGAATCCTACGCCGATGGCAAGATCAAAGGCAACTGCGAGTTCCTGGGAGCAAACAGCCCCTACATGATCAAAGACATTGACGTGTCCATGCACGGCCATCGCGGACCCAATGGGGCCCGAGGCAGCGCGCGGAACCTCGCAAACATCGGCATGAAGAGCGTGATCGGCCATAGCCATAGCCCCAACATCTTCCGGGGCGTTCATCAGGTGGGCACGTCAAGTCGCCTGAACCTGGAGTACGCTTCGGGTCCGAGCAGCTGGCTCCACTGCCATTGCGTAATCCACCCCAACGGAAAACGCCAACTGATACCGATCATCGACGGGCAGTGGCGTCCGGCGAGGAAAGCATGATCGAAGAAATCGAGAAGGTACGGAGGGCCATAGCCTCCCTCTGTGACCATGGAAGAATCAACCCCGACGTGGACGGACCGCATAACCACCACCGAACGGCGGGGCACATCGTTGCGAACGCGCTCTCCTCCTTGGACCGGATCGAAAGTCTGATCCGGTCCATTCAGGACTTCGAAGCTAGATGGGGCCGCATACACTCCGGCATCATTGAGCAGGACATTCAGACGTTCGACTTCGATATCGATCAGTACCGGGAATCCATCGGCGGACCGACCGAGCTGAAGGAAACCCAGAGCAAGGACGATCTTTTGCAGCAGGCGATTGATATCAGCAACTACAAACCTTGACAGGCCGCCAGTCCTGTAGTATATTAGAGCTTCAAATGGAGGAGCGAAGATGAGCGATTTGAACACATCGGAACGCGCAGAAATCCTGGAGCAGTATGTCTCCAACGGTTACCAGGCGAAACTGATCCCGCTGCACAAGTGGGATTTCGTCGATGCGCGAGGAACGGAACGCGGCAAGTCCCCCCGGGATGCCCGGTGGCGTGACGCCAACTACTCGTTGGAAGATCTCCGTGGCGCAGTGCGCGACGAGTTCAACGTTGGGTTCCGCTTGTCCTCCGAGGATCTGGTAGTCGATATGGACCCGCGCAACATGCAGGTGTCCCTGGAAGACGCTATCGACTTCTTGGAATCTAATTTCGGCGTTGACCTCCACAACGCCCCGCGGGTCATCACTGGCGGTGGTGGCCTGCACATTTACCTCCGGGTGCCTGCAGCGCGCGTTGGCGAGAAGTTTCGCAACGAGCTGGCAGAGCTGCCCGGTGTTGAGTTCAAGGCCCACGGCAAGCAGGTTGTGGCCGCAGGCTCCAAGCACCCTAGCGGCAAGTTCTACCTCTTTGCCGAAGGCAAGGGTCTCGATCTGGTAGCATTCGCCTCCGAAGGCCTCTTGGATGCCATCACCAAGGTGAAGCGCGAGCAGGTCCAGGATGCGCCGACCGACATTACTCCCGCGCAACTGGAAGTCATGCTGCAGTCCCTGGACGTTCAGGAGTTTGCGGATAACGACAAGTGGATCCAGCTGGCCATGTCATGCTACCACGCCACCCAGGGGACTGGGGAGCAGGTCTTCGTTGACTGGAGCATGAGCGACCCGAACTACTCCAACGACGAGGAAATGGTGCGTATGCGCTGGCAGTCGCTGGAAGGCGGCGAGGGCGTGACGGCAGCCACTCTCTTCAAGTACGTGACCGACGCTGGTCGCGGCGACCTCCTGCGTGAGGACCCGTCCAAGGGCTTCGAAGCAGCTGGGATCTCTGAGAGGGATCAGGAAGTGATCGACCGACCCGTTGAAATGTATGGCCATGGTGCCGAGAATGGCGTGGACGACGAAGGTCTCTTCATGCGGAACCGTGAAGGGCAGATCCTGAAGAACGCCCGTAACACGATGGCCGCAATTGAGCAGATGGGCCTCCACCCGACGCGTAACGCGCTGAAGGACGAGATCCACATCGAAGGCGACCTCTCCGAGCTGCAGAAGTTCTACCCGATGGCCGATGGCACGTTCGACGACTCCATGATCCACGGCGTCCGGAACTGCATCATCTACACCTACGACTTCGAACCCACGACCACTCAGGTCCATGAAGCATTGCTCGCGATGGCACTTCGCTCCCAGTATCACCCGGTACGTGACTACCTCAACTCCCTCACCTGGGATGGTACTCCCCGCATCGGAAGCTTCCTGGCCGAGTACTGTGGTGCCCCGAACAACCCCTACGTCAGCAAGGTAGGCGAGATCCTCCTGAAGGCAGCAGTGGGCCGGGCGATGAAGCCGGGAACCAAGTTCGACACGATGGTGATCCTGGAAGGCGTCCAGGGGTGCGGCAAGTCTACCCTGGTCAAGGTACTGGGCGGCGAGTGGACCCTTGAGGGCCTCCCGAACAAGCAGGACCTGAACCACAAGGATGTTATTCAGGCGATCCAGGGCTACTGGATGGTTGAGGTGGAGGAGCTTGCAGTGATGCGGAAGTCGGACGTTGACTCCCTCAAAGCATTCATCACCCGCCAGACAGACAAGGCTCGCTTCGCCTATGCGAAGGAAGCCAAGACCTACCATCGACAGTGCGTCTTCGTAGGCACGACTAACGACGACGAGTACCTTCTGGACTCGACTGGTAACAGGCGCTTTCTCCCGGTGGAGGTTGGCGTGATCGACCTCGCTGGCGTGAAGGTTATCCGTGACCAGCTCTGGGCCGAGGCCGTTGTTCTCTGGAATGCAAACCCGACCGACAAGAGCTTGCAGATGCCCGAGTCTCTCTGGGGCGATGCCGCAGAGCAGCAGGAGGATCGACGAGTTCAGGATCCGGTAGAGTTCAAGGTGCGCGAGTTCCTGAATGGCTTGGAGCCCGACACCGACTTCGTAACCATCCCCGAGCTTCTCTGGGGAGTGCTTCACAAAGCAAGCTCCGACGCTGAGATGAAGGACACCCGCCGCATCAATCGGGCATTCAAGACAATCCCGGAATGGCAGGGGGCTCGACGCGGGTCTGGGAGCAAGAGGATCCGCGGGTACGAGAGGAGGGCGGTATGAGATTCAGGGCCGATGGTGTTATGCTCCAGTACCTGACTTACCGCCGGAATCCGGTGGGCCTCAAAGCCCAGGACCCTATCGAAGCGAAAGGAATGGTGTACGTTGAGTGGTGCGTCGAATGCGGCGGCAAGGAAAAAGCCTCCGACGCGATGTACGAAGTGAAGTCCCCCACAGGGGCGCTTTGCCTCAACTGCAAGACCCCTTGGGAAATGCGCGAAGAGTACCGATTCATCGGGGAGGTCCGAGTGGCCGCCTCCAAGCTGACTGCCCACGAGAAAGCTGGAAAGTTCTTGGACCTGGGTATACAGTTTGAGCGCATGATTGCCGATAAGGACACGGAGTTGGAAGTCTGGTACTACGTTGCCAATGTCGATGGAACGTCCCTACGGGGGCTGGTCGAGGCTGCACCGGAGATCTGGGGCGAAGCCGCACCCGATACAGTGTACGGAGTCCGAAAGCTCGTCACACAGGGCCGGGAGATCTGGTCCGATTGTTGCCGCCGAATCGGCATTCGCGTTTGACACCCACATGTGGACCTGCTATAATGCGGTCCAAGGAGAAAACATGAGCAATCAAATCACCATGAAGCAAGACGAGCAGGGTCGAGTGTCCCTGGAGACCAAGACGGGCGCGCTCTCCGCCGCCACCCTGATGCAGGTCCTGATCGACCAGATCGCCACTGAGGTGACTGGGCGGGTTCTGGAGCAGCTGGGTAAGGCCAACGAAGAGATCCCCGTAACGAAGGACGTCCCCCTGGTTGCGCCGACCGTCGAGGAAGAGGACCCCACGGTCCACATCGGCAAGATCGACGCAGCTTATTCCCTCGGGGAACTCCGAGAGTTTGGCAAGGCGATGATCGGTAGTGGCAAGGCAGGTGCGCGTGACGCCCTGATTGCAATCCTCACCGAGAACGAAGCCGAAAGCCTCTCCTCCCTGGACGAGGACAAGTATCCCGCCGCGGGCAACGCGATGGTGTCTTGGCTTGACGATAACCAATAGGTGAGCATGGGTGGGGTCCAGTACCCTCCAGCTGCGGCCCCGCCCCTCCCTTTACTCTTACCTAAGGAAACACCGATGATTCATGCAAACCTAGGCGCATCCTCTACGAACCGATGGATGAATTGTACCGCGAGCCCGTCGCTTATCGATGGCCTCCCGGACCACTTCAACCAGCAGTCCAGCATCTTCGCTGAAGAGGGCAGCGCTGCGCACTTCCTTGCAGAGACAATGCTTCGCCAGTTGGCCGCCCATCGGTGGCACGGCGAGTCCACCCATCCGCTTCAGGTGGACTGGAAGGGCCTACTGATCGCGAAGCCCGCAGACCCGGACCTTCCGGACCAGTGGAACGACGAGGACGATTACGCGTTCTACGGCGCTGGGCCCTTTGGTGAGGTAGACATTGACCCCATCAGTCACGCTCACCCGACGAACAACTTCAGGGTGACCGAGGAGATGGAAGAGGCTGTCTTTCTGTATATCACTACGATTGAAGGCTTCCTGAACGCCGCGGTGGACCCGTCGCTCCGTGTTGAGAGCATGGTCCGCCCGCTGCCCGGGCACGGAGACAGTGTCTTCGGGACCGCGGACGCCATCGTGACCGACAAGGTTGGCGGTGAGGTCTGGGTGATCGACTTCAAGTATGGCAAGGGCGTCAAGGTCACTGCTCCCCACAACACCCAGGCGATGTTCTACGCCGCGGGTGCCTTGGAGCTTGAGTCTCAGGACCACGCCTGGAACGCCGATGATCGCGTCCACGTGGTCATTGTGCAGCCCCGCGTAGAGTTCGCGGACGGCACGAGCATCAGTCACTGGACCACGACCGCTTCCGAGATCCTCGAATGGAGCCGCGTGGACCTGCAGGTCGCTGTGGACGCCTCCCGGGACGAGGACCGCAAAGAGTACAAGGCGGGGTCTTACTGCAAGTGGTGTCCTGCCGCAGCCCTCTGTCCGCTTCTGCAGGCGCAGGCCCTTGAGACCGCCCAGGAAGCATTCGCCGACGACCTCGTGGAGCTTCCGTACGCCGATGCTGGTACCGTCGAATTGATCCTGCCCAACGGTGACGACGACCCGGCTCTCTCTGAGGCCCTGAAGATCGCGGCCGTACTGGAGAACTGGACCAAGAAGGTTCGCGAGATGGCGGACAGCCGTCAGCGAGTCGGCGGCCAGATCCCCGGGTTTAAGATGGTCCGCAAGCGGACGAATCGCCGCTGGATCAACGAAGAGGAGACCATGAAGATGATTCGGTCTGTATGCGGGGGAGACCCTGAAGAGCAGGCCAGAGCGTTCGTCCGGAAGATGAAGAGCCCGACCCAGATGGAGAAGGCTGGATTCGATAAGGACACGATTGACGCTCTCACGGAGAAGCCCGAAGGCGGACTTACCCTGGTCCCCGATACGGATCCCCGGAAGGAAGCCTCGACCGCGATCTCCGCGTTCGCTGACACTGCGCCCCTCGGGGACAAGGAATGGTGGGCAAAGAAAAATGATTGATTCAGGAGTTCTAGCAGTTGCGTATGTGATCATGTCCATCGGCTCTCTGATGGCCATCCACCGGGAGCGGCAAAAGCGCCCGCGTCGCTAACTAAACCCTTGACAGGCACCTGCCTGTGAGCTACAATGCGTTTTCTCGGGACATGTGTCCCTGGATGTAACAAAACTAAACGGACCAACAAGGACCAGAAAAGGATACAAAATGGGTAAAAACTCAAGTCAGCGCATCATCTCCCCCACGGGTCGCCTCGCATTCCAGAGTCTTTTCACCGCATCGGTGAACAAGATGAACCCGAATGCTCCGGCGAAGTTCGAAACTCTCCTCGTGTTCGAAAAGGACGAGGACATTTCGGCCCTGGAAGCAATCGTTGCCGAGGCTATCGAAGCCAAGTTCGGCAACAATGTTCCCGCGGGACTCTACAACCCGATCCGTGACGCGGCCGACAAGGCCAAGCACGGCGAGCCCTTCGCTTCGGGCGGCAAGATGATCAAGGTCGCGTCCAAGTTCCAGCCCGGAATCGTGGACAACAACCTCCAGCCGATCCTGGATGAGTCGGAGATCTATTCCGGCGTCAAGGCCCGCGTTCAGCTCCACGCCTTCGCATACGACAATGCGACTGCCGGTGTTGGCTTCGGTCTCGACAACGTCCAGAAGATGGGCGATGCCCCCACGACGAGTGGTAAGGCAGACGCTGCTTCTGCGTTCGACGCAGTGGCAACCGAGGACCTCCTGTAGGTCAAACCCCCAAGACGCACCCCCGGGCCTATGCGGGCCCGGGGGAGCGCACTTCAAGGAGATCCCCCATGGCCAAGACCCGTGGAAAGCCCCGTAAGGACCGCAAGTACCCCACCCCCAAAGAGGGGATTCACCGCGCGTATTACATCGCGGGCACCGACGAGCTGGCTATCGCCGTGAAGTCTGGTGGCGTGATGGTCTGGCGCGACAAAGATGGCAACGACGTGGAAACCGAACTCCGCCAGACCGGCGTGAAGTGCGGCCAGAGGGCCAACTAATGCAGGCCCAGGACCTAGAAGTAGGGATGGAGATCAAGTCGGAAGACAGCGACTGGACTACCATCCAAGAGATCCACGTGGGAGCGAAGACCGCCAGAATCTATGTCGGCGCGGACCCCACGGTCCAGGTAGGAATTGTCGTACCTGTGACTCAGAGTTTTTCGGTCAAGTAGGGAACCCTATCGACCGATAAGGTGTCTAAGTGGGTAATGGAAGGTTGACCGGAACTGGTAACGGCCTCGCTTGGAAAGCGAGTATGAGGAAACTCTTTGGGAGTTCGAATCTCCCACCTTCCGCCACCCGCACCTCTTGACAGACTCCCTGGCCTGGGCTACAATAGGGCCTTTACCTTTAGAGGATCACATGAGCCCTTGCCAAGAAGCAACAGGCCTGAATGGTAACGGGTATCCTATCCGCAGGGTAGGGTCCCGTAGGATACCGGGAAGCCGGAAACAGCTTCTGTGGCACCGGGTTGAATGGGAGCGAGCCAATGGCCGACCCATCCCCGAGGGCCTCGTGGTCCGGCACAAATGTGATAACCGCGCCTGCCTAAACCCGGAGCATCTGGAGATTGGCACAATCGCGGACAACAATGAGGACGCCAGAACCCGAGGACGGACCGCAGGTAAAACAACGCTTGCGCAGAAGGAAGAGATACGCTACCTTCGGGCCAGCGGTGAGAAACTAAAAGACATAGCGAGTCGGTACGGAATCACACATCAAGCCGTCTCGTACATAGTTAAAATGGGGCTGTAGCTCAGTTGGGATGAGCGTCTCGCTTGCACCGAGAAGGTCGTCGGTTCGAACCCGACCAGCTCCACCATTTTATTCCTCGGTAGCACAATGGCAGTGCGTTCGACTGTTAATCGAAAGGTTGTAGGTTCAAGTCCTACCCGGGGAGCCAATTCTACTGTATGGGTACTCAAGTGGCCAACGAGAGCAGACTGTAAATCTGCTGGTATTATACCTTCGAAGGTTCGAATCCTTCCCCATGCACCACTACAGACTGAACGGGGCGGTGGCCCAATCTGGTTAAGGCACCGCCCTGTCACGGCGGCGATTGCGGGTTCGAATCCCGTCCGTCCCGCCAGTCTGAGGAGAACGACATGAGCGAAACAGTCCTGATGTTCGGCTCCCTGATCCTCTGGGCAGCGCTACTGGCCGTGACCGCGGTGCGCATCCAGCAAGAGGGGCGGAAATAATGCCTAGCCATGACGACGACGCCATCCTGGCAGCCTTCGACGCCCGGCGGGCCGAGGCCCTGGAGTGCCGCGCTACGCTACTGGAGACTCTGCACTGGGAAGGGCAAGCGGCTTTTGACGCGCTCCTCGCCAACGAGACCAGCCGCCTGACCGCCGAGATTGCCGCTGAGGCTATCGACCTGGATATCGTTGGGGACATTGAGGCAAAGTACCTGTCCTACATCCTGGAGCTAATGAACGGATGATAGAAGCAATCCTACTACACGCCGCCCTGCTGCTCTGCGCCTTCACGCCCGCAGCTTGCGCATTGTTTGCCATGGAGCATAGGCGATGAGACGCTTCCTGCAGTACGCCGAAATCGTAGTAGGCCTTGGGGCTTTCACCCTAGGCATGGTCATCCTGATCGTAAGCTGCGCAACAACTGCGCTCCTGGATGCGATCTCCCGGCCTTTTATTCCCTCCCGGACCTACCAGAGCCCCCTTTACGCTGAGGATATTAATCCTTGACATACAGCCCTTGGCTGCTATAATACCCACTCATCAGGCGCAGTCTCGACGGACGCCGACAAAGGAGTAACAATGTCCCATTGGACTATCGATTTTGAAACCCGGAGCCCCACCGACATCCGACTTGGATCGTTTCGGTACTCCGAGGACCCGCGGACCGAGGTCATGTGCCTCGCGATCCTGCCCCCGGACTCCAACACCGTTGGACTCTGGCACCCTGCTTACCCGTCTCTCGGTATCGAAGAGTCCGGCGAGCAATACCTCGACGCCCTCTTCGCTGGCATTGCCAATGGTGATCTCGTGGAGGCCCACAACGTGGGCTTTGAGTCCGCCATCTGGGAGAATGTCTGCGTGGCCCGCCTCAACTGGCCTGCCATTCTTACCCACCAGTGGCGCTGCTCCGCAGCCGCCGCCGCGTCCTTCTCTATCCCTCGCTCCCTGGATGGTGCCTCCAAGGCCCTCTTGGAAGGGCAGGAGAACAAGGACATGGCCGGACACAAGGTCATGATGAAGGTCTGCAAGCCCAGGGCCACCCTGAAGGCCGACCTTGAGCCCATCGCTCTGCGTGAAGGCGTGGAGTGGAAGGAGCTGAACGGCGTGAAGACCGTCTTCGCTCTCCGGGAGAAGTACCCCCAGCATTCCGACCTCACCGAGGCCATGAATCCGTGGCACGAGAAGGAAGCGGAGCTTGAGATCCTCTTCAAGTACTGCGCCCAGGATACGCTCGTGGAGCGGGCCATCTCCGAAGCACTCCCCTCGGGGCTCTCCGACAAGGAGCTGAAGGTGTGGCAGACCGACCAGAACATGAACCGTCGCGGGATCACCGTGGACATGGACCTCGTGGACTCTGCAATCGGCATCGCCCAACAGTGCAAAGAGCAGGCTGACGCCTGGATCTCCGAGAAGACCGAAGGTGCAGTGACCTCTATCGGTCAGCGCCAGAAGTTCCTCGACTGGGTGAACGCCCAGCCGGGAGAAGGGCACCTTGACAACGCCCAGAAGGCCACCATTGCCGATGCAGTGGACAACCCGTCCCTGTGGAGCAAGGATGCGTTCGTCGCTCTCAAGCTGCGTCAGAGCGTCTCAAAGACTTCGACCAAGAAGTATGAGACGATGGCGAAGGCTGTCTGCAACGACTCCCGCGTCCGGGGCCTGCTGGCTTACCACGGCGCGGATACGGGTCGCTGGGCGGGCCGGATTGTGCAGCCCCAGAACTTCCCCCGGGGAACCGTGAAGGAAGGGATCGATGCCCTCTGTGATGCGGTGACTGGCAGCAACAAGGCCGACCTGGATCTGATCTACGGCGACGCCATGGAAGTGATCAGCTCATCCCTGCGGGGAGCGCTGGTGGCATCCGAAGGCCACGACCTGATCTGCGCGGACTACTCCGCCATTGAGGCCCGGTGCCTCTTCTGGATCGTGGGGGACACGGCAGCCCTTAAGGACATCAAGGCAGGCCGGGACATCTACAAGGTCATGGCTGCCGAGATTTACGGCACGCCCTACGATCACATCACGGGCGACCAGCGGCAGATGGGCAAGCAGGCGATCCTCGGCCTCGGCTACCAGATGGGTGCCGAGAAGTTTCAGGACACCTGCCTGGGGTACGGCATGGATGTGAGCATGGACCTCGCTCAGACCGTTGTGGACACGTACCGCAATTCCCACCACGCTGTAAAGTCGTTCTGGTATCAGGCGCAGGCCGCATGTTTCGAGGCCCTGGAGCGCGGACGAGGCGGTGCCCCGGTGAGTCTCGCGAACAACAAGATCCAGATTGTGCATACCAAGGAAGATTTTCTCCAGATTATCCTTCCCAGCGGTCGCCCCTTGTGCTACTATAAGCCCCGATTGAAGGACATGTACAACCCGCGCTTCGAACGTAACGAGATCAAGATCACCTTCATGGGCGTCAATTCGATGACCCGGAAGTACTCTCGGCTCGACACGTACGGAGGCAAGCTGGTTGAGAACATCGTCCAGGCGATTTCCCGGGACATCATGGCAGAGGCCATGCTCCGGTTGGAGCATGACACTCCCTATGTTCCTCTCCTGACTGTCCACGATGAAGTGGTTGCAGAGATCCCCGAGGGGGTCGGCAGTGTTGAGGATTTCGAGAACATCATCGCCGCAGTCCCGAGTTGGGCTGCAGGTTTCCCCCTAGACGCCGAAGGCTGGCGAGGCAAGAGGTACCGAAAGTAATGCGCGACTTAATCCGTTTCATTCTCAATACGCTCCTGCACCTCCTGCTCGTCATCGCGTTCGCGGTCGTCGCCTTGTCCCTCTTCAACACAGAGGCCGAGGCGGATGTGCGGGGGAACGTTGGGTATCACTTGGACAACATGCCCGACTGGAACCGGGCCCCCTTCCTGTCTCAGCTCCTGAAGAACTCCGGCGTGGACTGCACTGTCACCCGGATCTTCGACAATGGGACTATATGGGGCGCTCACTACCTCACCATTGGATGCGAGGGCGACAAGGCCCTTTTGCTTCGTACGGATTCAGTTCCGGCGGAGATGGCGTCCTGCGCCGACCCGAACCTGCCTGCTGGATTGGATTGCTTCAGGCTCCTCCCGTACGATGAAAGGAACTCCATATGATCGCGTATCTTAGCTTGGCCCTATACATAGCAGTGGCCGTGGTCTCCATTTCGGGGATTGAGTATGTGTCGCGCACGACCGACACTGTGACCGAGGCCCTTTTCAAGTCGGCCCCGCTGGTCATCGTGTCCCAGTACTGCCTTTACTACATCTTTTCCAGTGGTGCCACTCTCATGGCCGCCTGGATTACGTTCACAATCGCAATGTCTGCGAGCCGCCTGATCAACTCGACGTTGATCCTGCGGGAAGATCTGGACTTCCTCTGGCTGTTGGCCGGGGTCACCATGATGACACTCTCTGGGCTCTGCATCAAGCAGGCCCACAACTAAAGGAACTGGATCCGTGGATATCGAAATCGACAACACCGATGCTGCCATCAACCTCGCCATGACCGTCTTCATGGGAGCCCTGGAGGACCTTCGGTTCGCCAAGCGCGAACTGGAGACCCGGGTTGCCCAGGACATTGCAGAGGCTCTCCTCGACGGCACCTTTGCGGCGGACTACGCCGACGAGGACGCTGCCCGAGTAGTCAAGATGTTCCGCAAGACCTTGGACAGGTACCGAGAAGCACGACGGTACTTCATGGACGGACAGAGCAACGCGGTCTATCACGCGAACGTGGTGGGACTGGACGGCCAAGCTGCCGTATCTCGCGTCCGTGTAGAGTGCATCCTGCCGTTCAACACTCGCCTCGCCGCTCAGGCCTGCGACGAGTTCATGTCCCTGCGCATGAAGTACGCGAACAAATGATCTCTGAGAAGAGCATTGAGACCTACGGCAAGAAGGTGGCCGAGGCCCAAGGGGCCTGGGTGATCAAGCTTGCAATGCTCGGAGGCCGAGGTTGGCCGGATCACACGATCTTCCTAAATGGTAGAGTGATCTTCATAGAGTACAAAAGGCCGGGTGGGAAGTTCCAGCCGGGACAGAAAGCGATCCATCGGAAGCTGGGACAGTACGGCTTCGAAGTTCACATCGTAGACTCCAAAGAAAAAGTAGACAGGATATTCCATGGCTAGAGTTAGAGCTGGGCGGCCCCGCAAGGCCAAGCCGACCCCCAAGAAGATCTGGAAGCCCCACGACTATCAGTCCAAAGTACTGGACGCGATGGACGATACGGGCAAGCTCGCTCTCCTCCTGGATCCCGGGATGGGCAAGACCTCCATCTGCCTGGAAGACTTCCGCCGCCGCCTCGACTTCATGGACGCCAAGCGCGCCCTCGTGGTTGCGCCCCTGAAGACCTGCCAGGGCGTCTGGCCTCTGGAGGTCAAGAAGTGGAAGCAGTTCGCCCACATGTCCGTACAGGTCCTCCACGGCGTGGGCAAGAAGGTTGAAAGAGCCGACGCCGCGGATATCTGCGTGATCAATCCCGAGGGTCTGGAGTGGCTCGTGAAGAACGCCAAGCACTTCAAGAGCTGGTGGGATGTGGTGTACGTTGACGAGTCCACGATGTTCAAGACCGCCAGCTCCAAGCGTTCGAAGAACCTATACAAGGTCATCCACAAGCTCCGCGGCGGCATCTCCTACCGCTTCATCCTCACAGGCACCCCTGCGCCCAACGGCGTGGCGGACCTGTATGGACAGTTCGGAGCCATGGACCCCGACATTCTAGGCCGGACGCTCTCCGCGTTCCGGAGGGACTTCAAGTTCAACAGCCGCAACGCCCCCTGGGGAACCATCTGGGAACCCAGCAAGGAATCCGCCGACCTGATCTCTGAGGCCATTGCGCCCCACTCGATCCGGCTGGACGCTAGCGACCACTTGAATATGCCCGACCTCGTGATCACCAAGCGAATCGTCAAGTTGCCGCCCGCCGCCCGGAAGGTCTACAAGTCCCTGGAAGAGGACATGTTCGCCGAGGTGGACGAGGGGGAGATCATGGCAGTTAATCCCGGAGTTCTCTCCGCCAAGTGTAGACAAGTCGCCAACGGTGCGATATACTTGTCCCCTGATGGAGCGGCTGCGACCGAAGAGACCCGGAAGGTCGAGTACCTGCACGCAGCCAAGGCTGCGGAGCTGGGCAGCCTCTGGGAGGAATTGGGACGCAAGCCCCTCCTCGTGGCTTACGAGTACAAGCACGACCTCACGACCATCAAGCACTACATGAAGGACCAGTTCAAGTTTGAGCCCCGGTACATCGGGGGAGGCGTACCGACCGAAGAGGTCCAGGCGTCGATTGAGCAGTGGAATGCGGGCGAGCTTCCGATGCTTCTGGTGAATCCCCAGAGCGCGGCACATGGCCTGAACCTCCAGACCGGAGGCCACCACCTCTGCTGGTACTCGATCACTTGGAATCTGGAGCATTACATCCAGCTGAACGGCCGACTCTGGAGACAGGGCCAGGAAGAGGGCGTCTTCGTCCACCACCTTGTCGCCGAGAAGACCATCGACGAGGTGATCTTCAGGGCCATCGAAAACAAGAACAAAACGCAGCTGAAGCTGCTAACCTACCTTAAGGAATACCGATGACCAAGAAGAAGCTTTTCGAGCTGCAGAAGTCCTCCCAGGCCAGCGCCGACGCGGTGATCCGGGTCCTCAATAACTCGTTCCCCGTCGAGGTGAAGATCGGCGACGTGGACGAGGACTGCCAGGGGACATTTCATCCCGAGTGGATCGAAGACAAGGGGATGAATCGGAGCCTCAAGGGGTTTATCCACATCGCCGACTTCTCCAAGCTCAAGAAGGACGAGCTGGTCGAGATGCTCACCACTCACATCCTGATCCACGAGCTGGCCCACGCCTTGCAACTGCGCATGTGGGAGCTTCAGACGGACGAGGACGGGGAGTACAAAGAGCGCGACGTGGAGCATGACGCCGAGTGGGGCCTGAAGATGGCCGAGGTGTACACCACGATCATGACCAATGATAATATGCCCCTTTCTGAGGCCGAGGCCATTGTGGGCTTGACACCGGAGCGCAAAGAGGCTATAGTAGCACAACTGACGCAAGCCATTGAAAAGGACATGGACGATGATTGATGCTGATTGCCTAGTAATCCTGGGAGCCGCAGGTGCGGGGAAAGACACCGCAGCCGCCGCGGTCATCGCCGAACTGGGCGGACGGGGCACCCAATTCACGAACCTCAAGTTTGCCGCGCCCCTGAAGGACATGTGTACTCTGCTCTTCGGCTGGGACCGCCACAGGCTGGACGTGGATCTGGAGTACAAGGAGGCCGTCGCGTTCTATCCCGACGGCTCCGCCTGCATGGAAGTTGCCGGTGAGCCCCAGACCCGACGCCAGATCCTCCAGCGCCTGGGGACCGACGTGATGCGGAATCAGGTCAACGACAATGTGTGGCTACAAGCCGCCATGGTCGAGGCCGAGGCCTGCGGGGCAACGGACGTCTTCATCGCGACCGACTGCCGCTTCCACAACGAGCTTCGGTTCATAGAGGACAGCTTTTTCAGCGTCCTGGTGATCCGAGTAGAGCGGGAAGGCGAGGGCGGCACCGCTGCCTCTGCCCACATCTCGGAGCGACAAGCTCTGGAGATGCCCGTCGACCACACTGTGACCGTCCCCGCGGGTGACGTTGCTGCACTTAACTCTCAAGTAGTCCAGATCGTACGCGACTGGCAGGAGATCTGACATGGACAATAAAGCCCTCAAAGCGAAGATCACCGATCTGGAGACCTACCTGTCCGAGATCAAGGCCAAGCACACGGCCTCCGTCGCCCTCACGGGCAAGCACTCCGACCGCAGCCTGATCCTCCAGCGGGAGTACGACGGGCTGGAGAGGCGCATTCACGCCCTCGTGCTACTGAGTTGGACCAAGTGATGGGCGCTCGGCGACCGTCAATGTCCTATGAGCTTATGCTCCTGGGCGCGAAGGGTATCCGGGGCCTGTACGACGCCACGGGAATCAATGTCGTTGAACTGGCATTCCGGGGCATCCGTGCGGCCAATCGTACCGCCAAGGCCGTGGACCGCGTCGTGGGCCTCGGTGTCCGCCGGAACCTCCGGTGAACCCTGTCCTGGACCTGCTGGTCTGGGTGATCGGCCAGATCTTGGGGGCCGACACGACGGACGAGTGCGTCTATGAGACGTCCACCGGCTATGAGCTTTGCATTGGGGGCGGTAACCCCGTCCCGCTAGACCTCGACGAGGACTATTTCCCCGTTGAAGGCACCGACGTATCCATCACGATCCAGAGGAAATTCTGATGTTCATGCAATTCCTACAATCCCCGGCTCCTCTGGTGATCGCCGCTTGTCTCTACGTGGCTCAGGCATATGGGTATGCGGCCAAGGGGGACGGCGGCATGTCCGTCACGCTCCTAGCGTACGCAATGGCCAATATGGGCATGGTGTACTCTTTCCTGACCATGGGAGCAAAATAGGCTTCCTGAGAGCCCCTGTGAGGGGCGATCTTTTTTTATCCGACCCAGTACTCACTGGGAACTTGGAGGACAACATGGACCACGAGTATTCAAGTGACTGCGACGAGAACGGCGAGGCCGGACCGTGCCGCACCTGCTACGTGGTGCCCGATGACCGCCACATTATCCACTGGTCCCCGAACATGCCCACGCAGGAACTGGAGCCCATGGTGAGCAGCATTCGCCAATGGACCCGGAAGCACGCGGACGCCGCGTTCGACGCGCTGAGGTTCTACGTTCCGCCCCCGGAAGGAAATCCGTTCAAGTAGGCAAATCGTTCTCCAGGCACAAAAAAAAGGCCCACCCGCTGTTAAGCGAGTGGGCCTTTTCGTATGTTAGGGCCTGGAAGCTACTTGCCTCCAGGCCCACGGTTCTTGAGTCGAAACCCCCGAATCAACTCAAGCCGTCCAAATTACTTGGTCCGTCCAACGAGCTTTTCGAAGGTGCGCATTCCGCCGAGTCCCAGCATTGCCATGACCAGGGAGGACATGGAGTCAATCGGGAGCTGCGGGCCAGGGGTGCCGGTCCACCATTGGAAGATCGGGTTGATAACGAATGCGAGGGCGAGCCCTGCTCCACAGGTCCAGCCAATAGCGGGACGCCATCCAGCGACGAACGTGGATTTGTGGGTGGCTTCAGCCTTGTTCAGTTCAATCTGCGCGAGCCCGGGATTCAGGGCCAGCTGGGCCAGTACGGCCTTCTTGTCCAGTCGCTCCTCGTCAGAGGTGAAGAGCTTGTCGATCACGTTCCCGATGACCTCGACTGCGGGGACTGCGCCTGCGATGGCTAGGGGGATCATAGGTTACTCCTTGATTTCAAAGTGAGGGTAGTCACGGAAGCGCTCGTCCCGCATTCTCTCGTCTTGGTCCCAGTCACCGCCCCAGCGGATGATGTCACCGTAGCCGAGATCGTGCGACACTGCCCGGATGATTCCGGCCAGATAGACGAACGCTTCCGTATCGTCCCAGTCGATAGGCCAGGGAGCTATGTCCACTGCCTGACTAGGGGTCGAATTGTGTTTACTTTGGCCCCAACGGGCCTTGCTGTGTTTCAGGGCAAACGCGCGGTCTTGTTCTACCTGACCGCGGTGCCCGCATGTGATCGTGAAGTCTACGATCTCAATGGCTCGGTGTAGGACTTCCTGGAGCCGCGGATCACAGCCCGCGAGCCTTGCCTTTGATGTCCGTCCGAATGATGCCATTGAGATCTCCTGCCTATGCGGCCATAGTCCTTATCCAGTTGAGCGCGAGGCCCATGATGTTAAGGAGCGCGAACCCCACCGCAATAGTGGTGTTCAGCCTTGTTTTGAGAGTAGCTAGAGCGAGCTGCTGCTCGGCGACTTTATCGGCCAGCATGTACTGGCCCTGCTTTGCATTGCGTAGGCTGTGGCGGAGATCCGCGATCTGAGTCACGATCTCCCCCACTTCCCTCTCTGTTAGCTTTGTCTTGTCAACCATAGCGACAGGACCTCCTTCCTAGAATAAGTACCTGGGGGGTAGGGAGGACTTCACAACCAGGGGCCCGAAGGCCCCTGGAAGTTCGTTAGTCGCCTTGCACGAAGAACGTACGCTCGCAGGTAACATGCGAATCTCGGGAGGTGGAGTCATTAGTGAGATCCGTTCTCCAGATCCGGACCTGGGCTTCGTACGTGTTAGGTGCCCCGACGTCGCTCCAAGCTTTGTATGCTTCCAGCTCAGGGCGGGTCAGGATCGTGTTCTGCGTGGTGGTGGTAGATCCGATGGTGTCTGTACGGATAGTCTGGAAGGACCCAGAGCCCGGGGAGGTCTCAATTCGCCACTGGACCTGCAGGTCCGCGTAGGACCCGGAGATCGACTGGTCCGTCTGGATCAGAAGCTTGGACTCGTTGGGCTGAGTGCCCTGGTTTGTCCACCCGGTGGTCATGGACCCCGTCCCGATATTAATGTTACGGGAGGCCGCGCCAGTGTTTCCGTTCATGGTGATGTTGGAAGGCCGCAGCGGCTTTTCGAACCGCCGGATACTGCCCTCGGATATGTTCTTGGGAGCAGCGGCGTCCAAACTGATCTTGCCCGTGGGCGAAGACGTGATGTGCTTGAATGTCTGCTGCTCAAACCCAAGGTTTGATTGGTTGATCGGGAGATCGCTGACCGCGTAGAACCACACGCGCTCGCCCGGAGAGTGGTCCACGATGTCCGTGTCCAGGAGGCCTCGGTAGATGCCCGAGATGCCGGTGACCCTGGAGCCGGTTGAGAGGCTCACGCCGTTAAGGTCCTGCTCGCCATCCGTCTGGTTGGGGTCCACCTGCCATGCCGGGTCCGAAGTGGATACGGAGTCGACCGTGGTGTATGCCATGAACTCGTCGCCGACGCGAATGAGCCCGTACCCGTAGGCCTGAATGTCGGCCAGGGACTGGGTGCGGAAGGCCGCGGTGACGTCGAAGTCACCGAACTGGATGACGGGGACGTCGAGACCCGCGTTGCCCAGGTAGGTCCAGGTTACCGAACCGTCCGTGAACGGAGAGGCCACGAAGCCGCCAGTCGGACCACCAGATGCTGCACTGGTCCCTGCGGAGGTAACCTCCCAGTTCTCAGTGCCGTTCTGGGCCCGGTCGCCAAGCGCGTAGGCCGTAGACCCCGTCCAGGTATCGGAGGAGCCATCGGCCACGTAGTGGTCGGACACTTCCGTGAGTCTCCAGGTGCCGTTGCTCGGCTCCTCAGAGAGAAGGGAGGAGGTCATGGAAATGGTGCCACTGTCCTTGATGTATTCGCCGGACTGCGGGTTCTGGAGCATCAGCTCGAAAGCCCCGTTGTTGGCGTTGGCCGGGACGAGATCGTGGCGCACGCGAACAGACTCGTCGCTGTTGCCGCCGTGGATGGTGTACTCCCAGGCGGTAAGGCCGCTCATCTCAATCAGGGCCGCGGGTTCCGCGATTGCCGAGACGTTCTCGTGGAGGCTGGAGGAGCCGCCGGTGAACACGATGTTCTGCGGGGTCGAGAATATGTCCTCCATGCCCTTGATGACGGTGGAGGGAGTAGTCGCGTTCCCACGACTGATCTCTGCCACGCGGATGACCTTCTCACTGAGCCCGAAGTCCGGGTCCGTAACGCGGACCACGTCGCCGGGGTTCAAGAGAGCGCCGTCCCGGTTGGTCTCCAGGGTTACGGCTACCAGCGGGATTGCGTGTTCAGACAGCGTACGCTGGGCCAGGAAGGCCGCGGTGGTCGCATTGCGACACCCGGGGAACTTCTTTTTGACCAAGTTATGCTGCCCGCGCTGCATCTCAATGTTCCCGAGATCGTGCGCCACGGCATTGGTGGCCTTGAAGTTGTCGACCCAGTCCACGTATTCACACATGGCCGAGTTCTGCGTCTTGCTCCAAGCGGACTTGGTTACAGACTTGATCTTGGTGATGTTGGTGGGGTCGAAGAGGGGCAAGGACGCGGGAGTGTAGTCGTCCCGGGTCAGGGTGATGGTGAACTTGCCGTTGAAGTCCTGGAACAAGAACCCGTTGATATGCTCAAGGATCTCCTTGACTGCTGCAGAGGCCTTCTGGCCGGACTGGATCAGGTAGGAGAACCCAAGGCCCTCGTCGAAGCACACGTCCGCAGCTGCCTGGAAGGACGAGATGTCAAGCAGATCCTCGGAAATCCCCAGGCCGTAGTCCTCGTTATTGAGGATCGTGTACAGGATGTTTAGGGGATTGGCGTCGCCGTGGCCGGAGGGGGAGACAGTGTTGATGCGCTCTTTTCCGCCGGTCAATGCCAGCGGGTTAGGGTAGTTGTGAATGACCACATCCCAGTCACCGATAGTGGCCCGCTCGCCAACGTATCCGCCTTCCCACACGATGCGGGAGAGCCCCGGGTAGCCCGGGACGAGGGTAGAGTTGGAGCCGGATTTGTCGATCAGGTACTGGTTGATGTTGGTGTCGTAGTTGCCGTTGTAGAACTTCAGGTTGCCCTGGACGCCGCCGCCCTTCTTGTGGCCGCCTTCCAGTTCGGGCAGGTCGATGAAGTAGTCTTCGCCGTCTGCGCCGCCGCCGTCGGTGAGTCCCGTGACGGGAACACCGTTCTGGCCAGCTTCCAAGACGATCTTGTCGTTGATGCGGATCTGAGAGATGGAGTCCACGGGGCCTGCGCAGAGCGCGAGGTCGAATCCCACGTAGTACTTCCATCCGAGGATCACCCAGTCAGTACTGAAGGGGCCACCAAGGTCTTCCTTGATCGGCCTAGTCCTAAGATTGCCATACCAGATGATGTTGGGCCCGGTCAGTCGGTTAGTGCCGAAAGCCAGGGGGATGTTCCGGTTCTCCATGTTGGTGGGGAATCCGAACTCGTCCAGGTTGCCCTTCTTGGCGTCCTCTACGTTAGGGGACGGCATGAGGAGCATGGACAGTACCATCAGAACAGCTGATACTAGAAGATATTCAACGAGGCCCATGGGGGTTAAGCTCCTTTATTCTTTGTAGTCGTTGACAATGCCGTCAGAGAACGGGTTGCTGGTGGGGACGAAGGGGAATCCTCCGTAGTTCCGGATGTTGTTGAACTTGTCCCGGCAGGTCTGGGCCGCATGGTTGCAGCCTGCGTACAGGGACATAATCCCGGACACCGTAAGGGTCTCCAGGGGTAGGCTCAACGTGATGGACCCAGTGCCCGAGTCGTACGCCATGATGGTGCGGGAGTACGTACCGATGGGGCTGGAGAACTTAACGAGCCCTCCAGCGAAGTAGGTTGCGTCGCCTGCCACGCGGTCCGCGGCGGAGGTTCCGCCCCAGGCCGGGTCATGCTCAATGAATACAGTGAGGCCATCAGTGGAGATGGACACGACGCGAACGTCGGAGCGGTAAGACTCCTTGCCGATCTGGCAGAGCCCATCATACAGAACGTGATTGCAGGACCAGGAGAAAGACCGCTTCGGGACTTCCCGCTGCATCCGGGCGGATACAGTGGCCAGGGTAACCTTGGCCTCGTTGCCTTCGAACACCACGCCGTTGACGTCGCCGGAGAAGAACGTGATCATCTCCGGGGTGGCACCATCAGTACTGTGTCCTCGGTAGATGGTGCAGGTATCCGGGAGCGGAGGCTGGCCCTGGATGTACCGCTGCACGTACTCGTGGTCCCGAGGGAACGTGAGGGTGATGTTGCCCGAGGAGGTGTTCACGCCGATCTTCGGTGAGGAGCGAGCGATAGGGGCGGGAGTGTAGATGTCCCCATCATGTTCCACATTGATCTGGCCAGAAGTGAACGTGAACTTCTCCGTCCCAGAGACCTGAGAGAAGTGGTACAGCTCAAGAGGCTGGCCGTCCTGGGTAGATGTCTCCTGGGATGCGTAGCTCATTGTTTAACTCCTGTGAGCGCCATGGTGGTGGACGCCCGGCCTTGGCCAGTGTGTTTGAGCGTCATGTCGTCCTTGCCCATGCGGCAGAGAGCCAAGAAGGACACCTCGGCCACGTCGTCTGAGCTGAAAGCAACTCCGAAAGAGGGACTAATGGTGAGGGTGTCTATGCCAGTAACTGTGTCATTGGCTCCGGACATGATCTCGCGGTAGAAGATGGTTCCATCGTTCAAGGTGACCCGTACGTGGTTCCACGGCTCAGCTACGCCCATGTTCCTGACGAAGCCCGTGTCGATGAACTCAACGTCTGCGTCCCCAGCGCCGATAGCCACACCCGGCTTGATGGTTAGGTCTGCGCGGTTGGTGGGCATCCAGAAGGACTTCTGCTGCCCACGAGTCCAATAGAAGAACTTGCGTAGGGCCATAACATCGGACATGTGGTCCACATCCCAGAACTTATTGGTGTTCTGGCGGGTGGGTCGGTTAAGGAGGTACGCGCGGTCCCCGATCTTGTTGTCGTGGGTGAACATGTCGGACTGCCACTGCTCATTAAGCTTGCCCCCACTCATGAGGTGCGCGTCGTCGAAGACGGGCATTCCGAGGTATTCGGTGGAGTACAGGGAGGAGTCGGCGATGTCCGCGTTGTCCTGGGATTCCCAGGTGATGTTCAAGGAGGACGTGTTGTTCATGGTGCGGGACAGCTTGGGCATATCTGCTGCAACACACAGCTGAACCGGCACAATGTAGGTCTGTGTGGTCCAGGTCTTCTCCAACTGGGATACGGATACGATCCGGTCAGCCAGAACAGAGTCAATATTGACCACCTCAGTGTCGTTCCAGTCGTTCCACAGGAGGGCGTAGCCCCCTTCGCGGAAGTCGAGGTCGGAGGTATCAACCAGGATGTCTAGGTCTCCAGGGGCGGCGTCTGCGTCGAGCTGCCGAGTCTGATGCCACATGCCGACGCCCATGGGGACGCCAGAGTTCCCCAGGACAAGAGCCTGGGCGTTCTGCATCATCTCGGTCTCGGTGTTGTCAATCAAGTAGGTCATACCGTAGCCCTGGCGAGCGTTCGTGCGCTCGGACATTCGGGACTCAGTGCCGTCCTTGGACATCATTACGCCGGTCAGGAACTCAATAGTCTCGGACACCGGCTGCTGCGGGATGAACGGGAATATGAGAGAGCGGGATCCGATAACGTTGAACGAGGGGAACTCGCGAGCAGATGCTACGACGGGCTGAACATCAAAGTCGATAGTGTTCTCGCCGGAGCCTTGGACCGTGAAGTCAAACCGGTAATGCTGGAGGGCATTAAGGGCGATGGGAAGAGCTACCGTGTAGTCCTGGCCGGTAATGGTAAGAGTGACAGTGGTGCCTTCGTACCCTTGGCCACTCAGGACCAGATCGGTCAGAGTGTCGTTCAGGGACTTCCAAGCGTTGAACACCTGGAAGTAGGACTGAGTGTCGGACAGGATGGTCCCCAG